CTTTGCGTGGCACCGCTGCGATCCAGTTTTTTAGGTTGTGGTACTCAATGCAGTCAGCAAGTATGTCCTTACGAGCAGTGAGTGCTGATACCTTGGCACCGTTAGCGCGTGCAGCTTGAGCCGCTACTTGCTTGTCCTTTTTGTTGGTGCGGAACTCGCCAATACTTAGCTTGATCTTGACCGCACTGGAAGCGATGCTCTGCGAGTCGATAGTTGGCGCTACCGCCAGTTGTTGAATGTTGTTTACTTGTTCCATTGGAACCTCCGTTTTGTTTTATTAAAAGTTACCTTCGGCTACCTGTAGACAGGTTATGCCGTTGGCTCTCCACATATCGACCACACGCTTGCGGTCATCCACTGCGAACAAGATGTTTCGCTTGTCCACGGTTTTCAGTATCTCGTTAAGCATATCCTGCTTGATCTCGCTATCAGGATCGTGCCTACGCTCGTCAGGACGCATTATCAAGAACGCATCTATGTGCCGTTCGATAGACTCACGGCTGCTCTTGTGAATGCTTGTGTGGTAGGTTTCCTCAAATGCACAGTCATCCAGTAAGAAGTTACGAGTAACCTCACGATACTGCTCCATGCGCCCAGTGCAGAAGATGATCTGTTTGGATGCGTCATCGCACATATGCAGTAGATCCACTATCGGTTCGTTGGGGATGTCATACTTCATTGCGGCGTTGAAGGAATCGAAGTCCTTCTTTTTACCTGTAACGAATGGTCGGCGGTGTTCGATGTTAGCCAGCGTACCGTCGATGTCGAAAATGACAGTTGGCCTGTTCTCAATCGACTCCATATCAATATCAACTTGCATAATGGTCTCCTGTTTTGTTTAGTGTTTTGTGTAGGATTCCTACACGGTTTTGGTTTACTGAACTGATACAAGCACCGCGCTCTTGCGTAGTGCCGACAGGTTGATGGTGTTATGGCGCGAGGAATCTAGGTACTGAACGCCACCCTTGATATACACACGGTCTGGCATATCTAACAGACGGAACAGTGCGTTGAGCCGCGACTGTGTGGTGCGTGAAGGCCAGCCAGCGTTACTTACCCATAACTTCTTAACACCATCCCGATTCGACATAGTGGCAATGCGGTTGCCGTGCAGCATTAGGTTTAGGTTATGGGTGTGGGGGTCTAGCGTGGACTTGGTGTTGCCCAGCATTTTGGTCTTGCCCTTAACGAACGCACCAATGACTTCTTTTTCTATCTTACGCATTACGAATATCCTCATTAAGAATTACAACCATAGTCACAATCATGCCGATACCGGCAACGGCCATCAGTGGGCCACAAAAACTGAACACCCAGTGTGTTGGCATATCCGTAGCGTAGTAGCGCCACGTTGTGTACGTGCCGCCGGTAGCTAGGAATGTGCCAGCCAAACTGAACACAAAGAACTTGAGTAACGAACGCACGATCAAAAATAACTTACGCATTGCTGTCCTCCGGTTCGATTGCTCTGAAACCCCACTTACTAGCGAGGTTGTTGTAAATGGTTACCAAGTGTTGACGCTTGTCTTTGGTAAATGACTCTGACTCAGGCCCGAAACGTGGTTCGCGTGACTCACACATGGCTATGTGCGACTCAATAAGACTGAGAACTTCTGCTTGCGCGGTTAGCCTCGTCTGCATCTTTACATCTTGCATTGCTGTATCCTGTTTTGTTTAGTGTTGTGTGTAGGATTCCTACACAAAGTTGGTGCCGGTGTGGGTCTCCCAACCGACAGATATATTGTCTCACACATAACGTGTTATGTCAAGCGTGTAGTGGTAGTTGGTGGTGCTTGGTGGTGGGGCGCGTAATGTACGGTAATGTACGTTAATGTTCGTTAGCGTAGGTTTGTAAGTCCTTGAAAAGTAAGTAATGTTCTAATGTTCGTTTTTTAGCAGAATTGAATGGGTGTTTAACTTCGCAAAAGAGAAGCGAACATTACCTCTTTCGCTTGTTTTTAACTGTCAAAACTCTGGGGGTATATATATATATTTAGAAAAAACGAACATTATATATATATAGTTCTTATCCTATGCTGGGGAAACCTCAGATACTCTCAGATACTCTCAGATACCACCAAACTAATGTACGTTTTTGCCCTTAAAAAAACGTACATTGCACGAACATTACGCGAACATTGCCGAACATTACCCGCACATCTAATCTAGGAACTGGTTTCGGGGTTTTGTGTAGGATTCCTACACACAACGTGTGCTGTGCACCGCTGCGCTATGTTCCGGGCGCACCTCAAATCTAGGAACTGGTTTCGTAGAAACAAAAAAAATCCCCGCCGAAGCGGGGATCTCTCTGGGTTGGTGGGTTGGTTACTTTTTGTTTTGCAGGACATACGCCGCGCCAGATTCTAGGCTTTCCATTATGTCGATCATAATTTCGACAAATTCGGCTTGCTTTTCCAGATCGTATTGCGCGACGGTGTTCAACATTGTGACTAATCGCGGATCACGGATGGACGGTGGCAGTATACCCTTAGCCTCGGGTGCTGTACCCGATTCGATCTCGCGCTCGGCCACGTTGCCGGTTGTGCTATCAGTGCCGCCAGCAGTGTTGGACTGTGGCAGTTTAGGCGCTTTGGATTTCGCCGATTCCGATTTACGCGATGGCTTTGCAAGTATCACGTTTGCGGTATCGCGCAGATCGGCCATGCCGGTGCTGATCTTGTTACGTGCGCTGATTTGGGCGTCAGTGAATTTTTTAACTTTCGCCTTCTGCGCTTTGGTCTGTGGCTTTTTGTTGCCATCGGCCAATTGCAGTTTGTGCTCGGCCACGTCATCACGAGTCATAGTGGCAATACGTTTCAGTGTGAACCCCGCGAAGGCGGCACCGAATCGTTTGTCGTTTGCGTGAATGTAGGCAGCGCGTAGCGCCTCGTACTTCTGCGGATTCGCTGTCTTAGCGGATAGATCCTCGACTCGGATTAGCGGCGCGTGCTCCGCATTGACGTAGCGTTGCGAAGCCACCGACCACTGCTTACCGAGCAAGTGCGCGAGGGAATCGCGGCGTGAACCTTCCGCCTCAAAGAATTCCACGGTGCGGCCAAAGATGGCGGCGCGTGTAGTTGGCTTGAGATCAATTACTTTCTTTTCGTTTGACATTTCTGTCTCCTGTTTTGTTTAAGTGATGTCGGATAACCGACCCGATATATACTACCTTATAACGTGTTACAGGCAAGTTTTTTCTAGGCCAGCAAATCTGTGTAGGATTCCTACACAAAAAAGGGCACCGCCCCCCTACCACCCCGCGCACTGCTTGTGACTCCGCACTGCCTATGTATTACTAATTTACTCAAACAATCACAATTTTTCCCAGTTTGTACATCACTTAGTGTTTTTTGGTGGTATCTAATAGTTTTCTGTACACAGGAGACCCCCCACCCTAAAAATTTAAGTCCCTGTACCTGTAAAAATTTTTTGTGTATATTCCCGCCAACGACCTCCGAGTCTGCATACAATCTATGACGTTACTGATAGAACCTGAAATCGGCGTCCCTTATTCTGATGACATATCTCTTGTCGATCTCAAGGAGAGAGCGGCAGCGGCGTGCAACACGGCGCAGAAACTCGCAGAGCACGGGTTAGATATTGAACCCTCCAAAGAAGACGAAGATGTGGCAGCAAAACTTGCTGTCGCCTACGCGGACGACCCCGAAAAGACTTCCAAGATTGCCAGCACGCGAAAAACAGCGACACTTACACCTGCTTCACTCGTACTCACAAACAGCATACTTCAAGAGTTCGGCCATGCCGTTGCAGAGAGTGCCGTTGAGATTCGACACTTAGTCACAAACAAACTTTTGCTGGAGTCGGAGAACGCTGATCCACGTATACGCATCCGCGCATTAGAACTTCTAGGTAAGATCTCAGACGTAGGGCTGTTTGCAGAGAAGTCAGAGGTCACTGTTACACATCAGTCTACGGAAGACCTACGTAACAAGTTACGTAGTAAGCTAGAGAAGTTAGTAAACCCTAATGAGGACGTGATAGAAGACGCAGAGTACAAAGATGTCTGAGGCCGTTCCCGATTTTACTGAGGAAGAAGTCCAGCACATGCTGGATAACCTAGATTCTTTCTCAGATAAAGAAGTTGTGGAGATAAATCGCATCGTCGATGAGTTAGCTGTACGCAAAGCAAACCAAGAAGCCTTTGATGACCTCATAGAATTTTGCAAAAGGATGCAGCCAGACTACATTGTTGGTAAACACCACCGCATTTTGGCCGATTTGCTCATGTCTATTGAGCAGGGAGACAAAGATCGCATCTGCGTAAACATCCCACCACGCCACGGCAAGTCTCAACTCGTGTCTATTTTCTTTCCAGCGTGGTTTTTAGGGCGAAATCCGGGCAAAAAAGTGATGATGGTGTCCCACACCACCGACTTAGCGGTGGATTTTGGCCGAAAAGTGCGAAATTTGATCTCTACAGACGCATATCAGGCTATTTTTTCTACTGTACAGCTCGCAAGCGACTCAAAATCAGCCGGTAGGTGGAATACAAACACAGGTGGAGAGTATTACGCTTGCGGTATTGGCTCTGCACTGGCTGGTCGTGGTGCAGATTTGTTGTTGGTAGACGATCCGCACTCAGAACAGGACGTAATTAACGGTAATTTTTCTGTATTTGAGAAAGCATACGAGTGGTTTACCTTCGGAGCACGTACTCGTCTTATGCCGGGAGGCCGTGTCGCAATAATACAGACAAGATGGCACATGGACGATCTTACTGGGCGCGTTACACGCGACATGGCACAGAACGAACGGGCAGATGAGTACGAAGTAGTTGAGTTTCCCGCCATATTAGAAGTAGAAAACGAAGAAACAGACGACATTGTAGAGAAACCGCTGTGGCCTGAGTTCTTTGACCTTGAGGCGCTTCTCCGTACCAAGGCATCCATGCCCACTTTCCAGTGGAACGCGCAGTATCAACAGACACCCACAGCAGAAGAAGCGGCATTAGTTAAACGCGAGTGGTGGCAGATATGGGATTTGGAAAACCCACCGCAGTGTGAGTACATAATCATGTCACTGGACGCGGCAGCAGAGAAACATAACCGCGCCGATTTCACCGCACTTACTACGTGGGGTGTGTTCTTGTATGAAGAGACTAGCGCCTACAACATCATCCTGCTGAACAGCATAAAGCAGAGGATGGAGTTTCCAGAGCTTAAAGAAATGGCGATGGAAGAGTATGCCGAGTGGGAACCAGATGCGTTCATAGTGGAGAAGAAGTCATCGGGTACTGCGCTGTATCAAGAGATGAGGCGTATGGGACTACCTGTATCGGAGTATACCCCCCACAGAGGGTCAGGTGATAAGCTAGCTCGCTTGAACTCAGTATCTGATATTGTAGCGTCTGGTCTAGTGTGGGTTCCTCCTACACGATGGGCAGAAGAGGTTATAGAGGAGATTGCTGGATTTCCGTTTATGAGCCATGATGACTTGGTTGATTCAACAGTCATGGCACTGATGAGATTTAGGCAGGGTGGGTTTATACGGTTGCCAACAGACGAGCCTGAAGAACAACGGTATTTCAAACAACGTAGAGGCGGGTATTACTAATGGCTATTGAGAAAGGTTTGTACGCTGCCCCTGAAGGCATTGAGGCAGAGGCTGTAGAAGAAAGTGCGCTTGAGATTGAAATTATAAACCCAGACGCAGTAACTCTGGATGATGGCAGCATGGAGATCACACTGATCCCCGGCGGTGATGAGACGGACGTTATTGATTTTGGAGACAACATTGCAGATGCGCTAGATGATAGTGACCTTGTTGCTCTAGCCGAAGAACTCGTCGGGCTTGTAGATTCAGATATAGCCAGTCGCAAAGATTGGGCCGACAGTTTTGTCAAAGGTCTTGATGTACTGGGCTTTAAGTATGAAGAGCGCACTGAACCGTGGGATGGCGCGTGTGGTGTGTACTCTACAGTCCTCGCAGAAGCGGCCATACGTTTCCAAGCGGAAACTATGTCTGAAACATTTCCTGCCGCTGGCCCCGTAAAGGTAAAGGTTCTTGGAGAAGAAACTAAGGACAAGGAAGAAGCCGCACAGCGCGTAAAAGCTGACATGAACTATGAGCTTACCGAGCGCATGGTGGAGTACAGACCCGAACATGAACGTCTGCTGTACAGCCTTGGTTTGGCTGGTAGCGCGTTTAAGAAAGTATATTTTGATCCAAACATAGGCCGTCAGACGGCTGTGTATATACCAGCAGAAGACGTGGTGGTGCCATACGGCGCATCACATGTAGAGAGTGCAGAACGTGTTACGCACATCATGCGTAAGACAAAGAACGAACTAAAAAAACTACAGGCTGTAGGGTTTTACAAAGACGTAGAGCTAGGCGAGCCAGCTCCATACCACACAGACATAGAAGAGCGTAAAGCTGAAGAAGGTGGCTACTCACTTACTGACGATGACCGCTTCACACTGTATGAGATACACGC